GATTTTTTCCGCCGGTAATCCCAGAGAACGACGCGCTACTGCCTCAGGTAGTGCATCCACCACCTGATTGCAGGCCGCCCACCAGGATAATTCGGCCAGCGATAACTCCCTCTCCTGCGTGCCGCTTATTGCGTGACGGATGACGTCAATCATCCAGGCAACCAGATTCTGCTGAGCAAGTTGATCGAGTGATTCTGATGTCTGGTCGCGCAGCTGGTTGTCACAGTGCCAGCACAACACCATCGCGCCGGTACCGTAACGGTGAATGACTGTTTCGCTGTGATGATAATCGCCGTGTGGCCACTGGCAGGATTTAATATGGCGCAACAGCCAGTCAGACAATGCACCAGCACCACCAGCAGCACGAATCACCCGTGCGTTACTGAAAAACGGCAGCAATGTTTTGTCTTCCACTAGCGGCTGGCGAACGGCAGGAACAACCCCGGACGGCAGATTACGCATGCTTTTCGGTTCCGGCTCCACCAGTACCCGGGTATTGTGGAATACCGGCATGGATTCACGGCCCGGCTTAACGATCACCAGCCCGAGTTCCGGTACCAGAACAGGTCGAAGTAATACCCGCACGTTACCTCCAGATGCGTTGCTGGAATGTGCGGGACGGACGCGGCGGGCGTTCGGAATAAAGGAGCCTGACGTAGATTATCCAGTGACGGTAGTCGAGGCTAAGGGCTTTCTTAAACTCATACCCACGTCTGCGGTAGTTATGAATCAGCCATTCGGCCTGTTCTTCAGTGCAGGGATCGTGCTGATACCAGTCATATTTGAATGTGTGAGAACACCGCCCTTGCCTGCTGGCAGGGGCGATATCAGAATTGTGATGTTTGGTATTGTGCGCCATCGGTTGTCTCTGCTGGCGCAGCAGGTGCCAGTTGTTCAGGCTGGCGTGTGGATTGTAAACCAGAATGCCAGGAAAAAACAAAACCCGCGAAGCGGGTTAGTAAAAATGTACTGAAGTCAATGACGTGCCATCACAGTTAAAATATGACAGACTCTATTTACGTAGAGATGTCAGACTGCAAGATCCAAGGGAAGATCAGAAATATCCTTTAATCTTTTACCATTAACCATCACGGAAAGCATGTCAGCTGCATCGCTGAGCCCCAGTATTTCAACTGCTGATATAAGTTCATAAAGCGCAAAATGATACACGCAATCTATATCACCAGTACCAAGAGCAATAGACGCCAGACGACTTGGAGTAGGCTCAGCAGTAACAACCATTACATGAGGGAGATTTCCCTTACGGTTGCGAATAAGATTTAATGCCTCAGAACGAGCATTCTGGGCCCGGTCGCTTCTTATTGTCCATTTGCAGGAAATACTTGCGTGTAATATTGGTTTCCCACCATTCGAACTCCTGAGAGCTGACATGCGGGTAACAGAATCATCCACCAGTAATTCAGGACTGTTGATAACTTGATCACATTCAGGTTCTCTTTCAACAATAATATCTGGTGAAATCGTATAATCACTCCCCAGTGCAGCAGCTAGCTGAGGATTACTTTTTGCAGCACTATCCAATGCTATAAGATGGGCATATTGTTCATATTTAGCTATCTCTAATCTGTTTCTACCAGAAACCTGATGTACATTCCATTTTCCAGGGCGTAAGTGGCTGAGTTTAAAAAAGGTTTTTTCTATAAACTCTGCGCAGATACTCTCAAACTGATTACCAGATGTTTGCCCTGCAACACGTTCACCAATCGTTTCAGCCTGCAAGAAGCGAGCAATTTCTCTTGCTATAGCTTTACTGTTTTTGTTACTGCTATCTGCGTTACTAACAACTCCGGCAGTATTAATTGTGAGCGTATTCAGTAACAATTGGGCATGAAACTCCTTTCTGGCTTCAGCAAAACCAACTATGCTGTCAACCAAATCTCCATTCATTTCTGGATTTCCTTCAGGCTGCTTGACTATTCTTACTGATGTTATTCTTATACCGTCCCTGCAAAACTCCATACACATATTGTGCGATTTTTGCCGCAAATAGCGGTGGAACAGCATTCCCGATCTGCTTTGCAATCTCAGTTTTTGAACCGGTAAAAATGAAATTATCAGGAAAAGACATTAATCTCGCTGCCTCACGATGAGTTATTGGCCGATCCTCTTCCGGATGTAAATATCGCCCTTTCTCCGGTTTGAAAAACTCAGTACGAATCGTTACTGAAGGTCTGTCCCACCACAGACGTCCAAACAAATCGGTCCCTCCAGATTTCTTTTTTAGCCAGCACGCCGGGGTTATATCAGGTCTTTTTTTCTGTAAATCGAAACGGTTACCTCCTGGTGGAACCGCTTTATATCGCTCCAGAGAAACAGGTGTGGGATTACGCCCAAAATGTAAGTTCAGCGGAGGAAGTTCATTACGAATATCAGTTCCAACAGGAGCAGGTAAGTCACCAATTGCATCACGCGTACAGACCCATTCAGGCAAAGCGACATCCTTATCAGGGGAACGATGCGTTGGTGCTGGCGGGAACGCCGGAATACTATGCACATCGAAGAGTTCTCGTTTGATACCGATTGCTATCGTTCGTTTTCTTGTCTGAGGTACTCCATAGTCAGCAGTATTCAACACCATTGGATTAAGCAGAATAAAGCCCATGGATTTCGCTCTAAACGTAATGTCCGCAAACTCATCGCTTATCAGCAATCCGGGGACATTTTCCATGACGAACATACAAGCCCTTGAACGCTCAATGACATCCATATAAGGCTCCCACAATGCTCTTCGGTGATCACCATAACGATTCTTATTCAATAAACTGAATCCCTGACACGGGGGGCCACCTATGACCACATCAGCCTCAGGAACAGTATTGCTGGATGCCCACTCCTCAATATTTGCCTGAACTCCATGCAAACCAAAATTGGCATTGTAGGTATTTATAGCTGCAGCATTATTATCAATAGCAAGGATACTTTCAAAGTAGTCAGACATCTCTCCATGAAGAAAACCATAAGATAATCCACCTGCCCCACAAAAGAGGTCTATCACTCTGAATTTATTTAATTCTTTCATCCGCATCCATATGCCTCAGATTAATGTTGAGCGTCTTACAGGACGCGTAATGTTAACTGGGGCTTTCTCTATCTGCCTTTTGGTGTTCATGCCTGAGGCAGACAGCCTCAGGCACCCGCAGCAATTCTACTTAACTCACGTCACCTCGCCAATATGAAATCAATCAGAAAGGTGATCCATAAAATCACTCCTTCTCTTCTTTTCCGTAGTGGAGTTGGCCAATTTTGATAAGAGGGCGTCCCTGAGATTTGCGGTGTAGATTGGTATCGCGCAGAGAATACACACAGCCACAATATTCCTGCTGATAGAATTTTTCGCGCTTGCTGATTTCAATCATACGGGACGAGCCGCCCTGCTTGCGCCAGTTATAATCCCAGTACACCATACCCGGATAATGCGCAACAGCTCGCCGCCCACACTCGTTAACCTGCTGCATATTTTTCCAGCGTGAAATGCCCAGTGAACTGCTGATCACACTGAAACCATTTTCAGCAGCGTACAACGCTGTCCGCTCAAAACGCATGTCAAAACACATGGTACAACGGATCCCCCTCTCAGGCTCCCATTCCATTCCTTTGGCACGTTCAAACCAGTTGTCGGTGTCGTAATCAGCATCGATAAACGGCACGCCGTGTTGTTCAGCAAAGCGAATATTTTCATCCTTACGAATTAAATACTCTTTCTGAGGATGAATGTTCGGGTTGTAGAAAAAGATGGTGTAGTCGATTCCCGAGGCCTGAAGCGCCTCCATCACTTCACCGGAACATGGAGCACAGCAAGAGTGCAGTAGTAGTTTGTTTGCCCCGTTTGGGAGCTCCAATTTAGGCCGTTTGAAATCAGCAATAGTCATAAATATTTTTATTGGGGTCATGAAAATAGCACAGAGTGTAGCATCAGAGCAGGGCTATCGGGAATATATGTCTAAATCTGGTAATATCTGGTTTTGACGCAAAGCGGACAACCACGCTGGCTCTACCCTGCGCCATGAAAATGTCAATTCACATCTGAACTAATGCTCTTTAATCTAGTAACGTCTAAAATATCTAACATTTCCTTGATAAAATGCCAGTACACGCTGCATAGCTTCGCTCTTCCGGCACTCGCGACAGATTATGTTCATACGCCTGTCGTAGCGGCGTATTTCTCCGTCGGGTAATGTCCAGATAAGGCCCGGATCAACCACTGCAGGTTTCTTCACCTTTGCCCTTGAGAGTTTTTTGCGAGCATTTTGCCAGTCCTTACGCGCCTGTTCAGACGGGAATAACCCGTAACCAGAGTTGTATACATCGCCACTGGCAACCAGCTCTCTGGCAAGAACGCTCATCAGATATCTTGTCGCACCTGTCTTGGCTTCCAGTTGCCGTAACGTCTCGCGCCCACTCCGGCGTACTAGCTCAACAACCTGCCCTTTAATTTTTTCCCGCTCTTCTTGTGTAAATACTTTTGCCATAAGCGCCTTCGGCAATCACTTTTCCGATACAACACGGCGGGAAGAATCAGTAATCTGTCGAACAATATCCCGGTGCTTGTTCAGCTCCCGCAGCGCGGCGCAGATTCGCTCCCACTTCTGAACATCACTTTTCGCCCTGCGCAGCGCCAGGTTTGCCCTGCGCAGGGACGGAAAAATCAGCTCATCTGCTTGCGTTTCGGTAAACGATAGCAACGGCTGCACAATGTCCGCCACAGTTTCTGTTTTAATTTCTTCCTGTGTTGCGGCTTCCCGGACTGGTAACGCAGCACCTGCTGGCTGAGGAAAGGCCTTACCATCATTTTCCGTTACCAGCGCGGCTTTCGGCTCTGCTGGTAAATTATCGCCCGGCATGCAGTAACGAAATTTACCGTTCTGATTAACGCGTGCCAGGCGCCCCGTTGCTGTTACGACCGCCAACGTGGAAGCAACCTTGCGAATGCTAACACCGAACTTATCCGCCAGTTCCTCACACGTTTTAGCCCCATCCTGACCGATAAACTCAATCATCATGTCTGCGGTAACTTTTTGTTCGACCTCCCCGGTCAGCATATCCTGTGCTTCAGATTTTACTGGCCGCTCTTCGGTTACCCGGGATTCACCTTCGCCAGCCAGAAACCAGGTGTGACCAGTTTTATCAACGACGCCATTTCTTTTGAGTTCCCACAGCTCGTTGACAGCATCTTCGCGGCTGATTCCAAGGCGCGATGCCACTACCTGTGAAGAGGCTTTTTTCAGTGCTTTCAGTGCGTCAAATACGGTTTCCATTAAAATTTCCTCCGGACAAAATTACTTCACAACCCTCATATTGCTGACATTTGGACGCCAGCTATCCCAGTTAAACGTCACCCATCGACCACCGCTCATGGTCATCCGGTCCATAATCCTCTCACCAAGAAGCGTGCTCATTGCGGCATGATTCAGGTTTGTTAACATCCCGACACTGCACAGTGATGCTGTCCGGCGATCAATTATCTGGTGTAATACCACCTGCTCGTTTTTCGTCTCCCGCTGAACGCCTATTTCATCCAGGACCAGCAAATCAACCCCGCAAAGCTCCTGTAAAAATTTTTCCCCGGATTTGCCGTTGTCGTAGCTGTCATGCAACACGCTCATGACGTCAGACACGGTGACGATAATCACGCTTCTCCCCTTCACCATCAGCCGGTTGCCCATCGCCGCTGCAAGGTGATTTTTCCCGGTGCCGGTTTTACCGCTGAACACAAAATTCGTGCACCCGGTCATCAGTTCGTCAGCTATGGATTTGGCCTGGCTCAGCGCGTATTTTTGCCCGTCGTTCTGCACCTGATAATTTGCAAACGAGCATTTGCTGTGCAGAGGCTGGATGCCCGAACGATTCAGGATTTTTTCCACCCGCAACTGGCGATTCTGGCGGTTAATCTCCTCGCTGCGTTTTCGTCCTTCAGCAAGTTGCCATTCCCGCCACTCCTCCACCGTCCGGTACGGTGGAACCGACCCCTGTGGTGCAAGTCTGCGAATACGTTCAAGAACCCCAACTGCCGCAATGTTTTTCATGACACGTCACCCCCTGAATCCCGGCGGTATTTCAGTGTCCGGTTCAGAAATGTGATTCACGCAACGCTGCGCAGGCGAACGCCCCAGGCGGATAACCAGTTCATCCCATTTTTCCCGGAGTTTTGCCGGACTCATGATGTTTTTTACCCAGAACGAATCCCGCTGGAGACGCCCAAACATTTCACAAATTTGTCTGTGAGTTCTGCCATCCAGCATCCGCATTGTGCGAACGTCATTGGCCCATGCTGTCCAGTTGGGTTCTTTCGGTCTAGTGATCTCGCCATCATAGCTGGCCGCCTGCTCGTAAAGACTCACGATTCGTCCCCAGATCCACTGTGCGCACACCAAATCTTCCTGACTTCCCCACTGGCGTTTTTTCGCACTGAACACAACCGCGTCAGGGTGTCGGGTTAAAAAATCCTGTTCAGCCGTCTGCGGGTCCGGTTGCGAAGCGTCCGGACAAGAAGATCTTTTATCTGACGGATCAGGTTTTAATACTGACGGATCGGGGTCAATCATCGGCCCCCTAATCGGCAGTTTTTTATCAACAGTTGATCCATCAAAATTTGACGGGTCAACCGTTGAGGGGTCAATATTTGACGGGTCAACTGTTAACGGGTCATTTTTTGCCGGGCTAATTTTTCTTTTCGGTTTATATGACTCACGCGCCGCCGCCGCAGCTGCTTCGAGTTTTTCCACATTAAGCCGATAGATATTGCTTACATTACGCCCACCGACCTTACGCTCTTCCTTCGTCAGCCAGCCCTCTTTCGCCAGTTCTGCAATAGCCGATTTCACTGTGGATTCACTTCTTGCACCGATCTGACGCCGGATAGTTTCAATGGCAGGCCATGACACGCCCTCGTCATTGCTGTAGTCTGCAAGACGGGCCATAACCGCCACCCTGGATAAGATCATGCCGGTGAAGGCGCACCCTTCCCAGACAAGACCATGAAGCTTGCTGCTCATAAAACCCCCGAACACCGTGCTTTTAGTGCATCACCACAGCATTCCCTGCCGGGCCGCCGCGATTCATCTGGTCATACAAAACAACCGCTGACGCAACAAAATCATCGACATCCTTCACCAGCCGATCCCTCCGTTCGACGATCTCACGGTAATATTCAGAACTGTGGCTGCGCATACGGGCCACCAGCAAAGGCGGCATCGCCTTTTCGATCGCCGGTAACAGAGCCTGCATTTTTTCAACAGCATCAGGGGTGTCTTTATCCAGCCAACGGAAAATTTTCTGGGTATTACGGGCCAGGGCTTCCGGATGGCTGTCGTCATACAGTTCCGGGAACGTCATTCCCAGCTCGAAATACGCTTTGGTAATTTTCGCAGCCGGCACTTTTTCGCCGTCCGGATGCGCCCAGACATTCATCGCCATGCGGATGTGTTCATGCTTGATTTTCATGAATCATTCTTTCCTTCGTTCGAGGTGCTATCCTGCTTCTTGTAAAGTTCTGGGTTGTATTTCAATTCACTGTTAGTAATTTCATCCAGTTCCATTGCGCGAAGTTTGGGAATAACTGCTTTCCACCGCACAACAGCCACATGTGAAATTCCAAGAGCCTCAGCTACTAGTCGCTTTTTTTTGAAATAGCGCAGAACATCATCTTTGAACATAAAACTCTCCTGTTATTTCGAGCAGAAGGGTAACAATAGTTACATAACAATGTCAACCATAGCAACATCACTTGGTGGTAACATTGGTTACATGAAAAACACTATCAGCGAACGTATTCGGAATCGTCGAAAAGACGTTGGATTAACCCAACAGCAGGTTGCGAAAGCAATCGGCATATCTCGTGTATCCGTAACAAAATGGGAAAATGGCTCTTCAAAACCTGACGGTGAGAATTTGTATCTACTGTCAAAATTGCTTTCCAAATCTCCTGAATGGATTCTTTATGGAAAGGACGGTCACGATAAAACCGATGATCTGCGTCTGAATCAGTACCCTTACATTAGTGACAACATCGCCCGGTTGCCCGTTTTAACGTGGGAACAGGCTGGTTATTGGGATATGAGTTGTCCAGTAACCAAGATTCCTGGTATTAAGAACTGGGTTGATGTCATGACAAAAACCGCTGAAAACTCTTTTTTATTGCATGTTGAGGGAGATGCGATGACAAACTCTAACGGCCTCCCAACCATCCCCGACGGATCTACCGTGCTGATCACACCATGCTCAAGTAACATTAGAGAACTGGTGGGAAAAATAATCTTAATCCAATTGGAAGGAACGCCAAACGTAACACTAAAAAAAGTTGCGATTGACGGACCAAACATCTATCTGTTGTCACTGAATCCGCTTTACAAACCCATCGAACTGAATGGTGGTTACACCATTAAAGGTAAAGTTTCACAAATACATCAATACTTAGACTGAGTCAGAACCCGCATTCATTGCGGGTTTTTTATGCCCTCAAATGTACCTTTTGCAACATTGTATTGACTCGAAAGGTAACTCTTGTTACCTTAACAACATACCAACCCACCCCGCCCCACAGAACGCAGGGAAATACTTCGAGTTACCCGGCAGTGGTCAGGGGTTAAGTAGCCAGCCCGAGGCGTAAGAACATGACGGCAGGGTTCAACTTTAATAACTATGCAGCAGGTTTTTGTTCCGCTACCCCGGCGTTAAGGGGAAATGAGGTCAGCATGGATACTATCGATCTTGGCAACAGCGAATCTCTGGTATGTGGCGTGTTCCCCAACCAGGACGGTACGTTCACCGCGATGACGTATACCAAAAGCAAAACGTTTAAAACCGAAAATGGTGCCCGTCGCTGGCTGGAAAGAAACTCAGGTGAGTGATATGGATTTCAACACAATCATGGAAAAGGCTTACGAAGAATACTTCGAAGGCCTTGCCGAAGGCGAAGAAGCTCTCAGCTTCAGTGAGTTTAAACAGGCGCTTTCCAGTTCGGCAAAATCTAACGGCTGATAAGCGAAACAGCACCGCGAGGAATCAGTATGCAGAAACGAGAACCCGTCATCATCGCGCCAGACTATACCGATGATGAACTTTATGAGTGGATGCACCAGAAAATTAAGGCTGCGCAGGACCTGAAATGGGCCAATGAAGCCAGGGCTAAGCAGGCTGAAAATCTGTCCGCTCTGGAGCAGGATATCACCAGGCTGGAAAAAGCAGCGGCATTAAGCATTGCCAGAATGATTACATACCCGCGTTAATAGCTAACCAACGAGGCTAATAATGGAATTTAAAGATTTACCAATGCCATTCCAGGAAATGGCAGCGAATGTGGTTCGCTCTCAACTGGCGACTCTTGACCTGAGTACCGTAGAAAAAGAAACCATCGACAATATATCTGGTAACGTACGCCGAGCCTTTATCGGGCTGTACGAAGAGAAGCAGCTCTCTGATAACCAGGATTTACATGAAAAATACTTTCTGGAATTAATGGACATCATTAATAAAGGATTTGGCTTGTTAATGAAAAAGAAAGGGATTCGAATAGCTCCCCTTGAAAATCATTTTACAGCAAGCAGTATTAATTCCTGTGATTTAAAGCATCACACATCCGATGGGAAAGTTGAATCAAACAACAAAATATCGATTAATCATTAATTTATTCACAGGTGAGGTAGAGTGCGTGCGCCGGACACGGATAAGAATCCGGCACTGACAGTTTACTGAAAAGGATATATCCCTGAAAAGTCAGGGCATAACACGAAAGCGCCCGGAGAAGTTAGTCTCTCTGTATAGGTCGTCGTTAAATTTAATTCGATCGTGCGCTTCCGGTTGTGGCAATCCGCGAAATGGCGCGGCGGTAAGTATGGCGGGGTTATTCCTTCCCCCGTTGAGGACACCGGGTTGTCAGGTTGACCATACGCTTAAGTGACAACTCCGCTGCAACGCCCTCTGTTATCAATTTTCTGGTGACTTTTGGCGGTATCAGTTTTACTCCGTGACTGCTCTGCCGCCCTTTTTAAAGTGAATTTTGTGATGTGGTGAATGCGGCTGAGCGCACGCGGAACAGTTAAAACCAAAAACAGTGTTATGGGTGGATCCTCTTTATCCGGCGTTAATTGTTAACTGGTTAACGTCACCTGGAGGCACCAGGCACTGCATCACAAAATTCATTGTTGAGGACGCGATAATGGAAACGTTATTACCAAACGTTAATACGTCTGAAGGTTGTTTTGATATTGGTGTTCTGCTCAGTAACCGGGAGTTTACTGAAGATGCCATTAATATGAGGAAATATGAGCCTTATCTGCTCAATGATAATTCCATACTTTCCCGAATTGCTCTTCTTGAACTTGGTATTTTCGGAGAACGTCAATGACTTCAGCATTTGCACTGATGATGACGGTTTTTCTTATAACGGGTGAATCACAGAATGTGATTACCGGAATTTATGCAAGTAAAGAATCCTGCCTCCAGGCAAGAGACGAGCAAAAAATTTCTGGTGAATGCCTCCCGCTAAAAAAAGTATCGCTGTACCTGAATAACGAAACACCGGCTGGATAACCCTCCAGCCATATTAACACCATACCAACGGATTAAAAATGCCAGCAATGGCAGGGATTCGTTCACCCTGAAATCTGTAATGAGGTTAAAACAAAATGAGTAAGGTCTTTATTTGCGCTGCTATTCCTGATGAACAGGCCATAAAAGAAGATAGCGCTGTTGCGGTGGCCACTGCCATTGAAGCTGGTGATGAGCGTCGCGCACGCGCAAAATTTCATTGGCAATTTCTGGAGCAATTCCCTGCAGCTCAGGACTGCGCTTATAAATTTATTGTCTGTGAGGATAAACCTGGCATACCCCGCCCTGCCCTCGATTCATGGGATGCTGAATATATGCAGGAAAACCGCTGGGATGAGGAGTCTGCTTCTTTTGTCCCGGTTGAGACTGAATCCTATCCGATGAACGTCACTTTTGACAAGCTGGCCCCTGAAGTACAGAACGCTGTCATGGTTAAGTTCGACACATGTGAAAACATCACCGTTGATATGGTTATTAGCGCACAGGAACTGTTGCAGGAAGACATGGCAACATTCGACGGACATATCGTTGAAGCGTTGATGAAAATGCCAGAAGTTAACGCCATGTATCCGGAGCTTAAGCTGCATGCCATCGGGTGGGTTAAGCATAAATGTAAGCCTGGTGCCAAATGGCCCGAAATTCAGGCAGAGATGCGCATCTGGAAAAAACGTCGCGAAGGTGAACGCAAGGAAACCGGAAAATACACGTCTGTTGTTGATCTCGCCCGCGCCAGAGCCAATCAACAGCACAGTGAAAATTCAACAGGAAAAATCAGCCCGGTCATTGCTGCCATTCATCGCGAATACAAGCAGACATGGAAAACACTGGATGACGAACTGGCCTACGCTCTCTGGCCTGGTGATGTGGATGCCGGAAACATTGACGGCAGCATCCATCGCTGGGCAAAAAATGAAGTTATCGACAACGACCGCGAAGACTGGAAGCGTATCTCGGCATCAATGCGCAAACAGCCTGATGCCCTTCGCTACGACCGCCAGACTATTTTTGGCCTTGTCCGTGAACGTCCGATCGACATTCACAAAGACCCTGTGGCACTGAACAAATACATTACTGAATACCTGACTACAAAGGGCGTGTTTGAAGATGAAGGAAGAAATCAGAGCGCAACTGATACTCTCTCGTCGCCAGTACCAGAAACTGATGCAGTGGAAACGGCAATTCCGGACAACGAAAAAACCGAATGCAAAGTGGAAGTCGAACCATCTGTAGAGCGTGAGGGGCCGTTCTACTTCCTCTTCACCGACAAGGATGGCGAAAAATACGGTCGCGCAAACAAACTTTCTGGTCTGGACAAGGCGCTGGCTGCCGGGGCTGCTGAAATCACGAAAGAAGAATATCTTGCCCGCAAAAACGGAACATACACGGACTTACCGCAAAATGTGGATACCGCTGAAGATTCCGTACAACCGGAGCCGGTAAAAGTTACCGCTGACGAAGTAAACAAAATTATGCAGGCAGCCAATATCAGCCAGCCTGACGCCGATAAATTGCTTGCTGCATCACGTGGTGAATTTGTTGAAGGGATTAGCGATCCGAATGATCCGAAATGGGTGAAGGGGATTGAAACCTGCGATTCTGTGAACCAGAACCAGTCAGAAACGGAACAGAACGACCAAAAAGCGGAACAAAACAGCCCAAATGCGTTACAAGACGAGCCAGAAACGAAACAATCCGAACCAGTAGCGCAACAGGAAGAGGAAAAAGTCTGTACCGCCTGCGGTCAGAGTGGTGGCGGCAACTGCCCTGATTGTGGCGCGGTGATGGGCGACGCAACCTGCCAGGAAACATTCGATGAAGAAAATCAGGCTGAAGCTCAGGAGGAAATGGAAGGCAGTGGCGGCGATCACTACCACACCACAGATAATGAAAGTGGCGAGACAGCAAATCCCTTAATTAAGGTGAACGGTCATCGTGAAATTACATCCACCAGCAGGTTGTGGCACCATCTGATGATTGACCTTGAAACAATGGGAAAAAATCCTGATGCCCCGATTATCTCAATAGGTGCAATATTTTTCGATCCGCAAACCGGAGAGATGGGGCCAGAATTCAGCAAAACTATCGATCTGGAAACTGCTGGCGGAGTCATTGATCGGGACACCATTAAGTGGTGGCTGAAACAGTCACGCGAAGCGCAATCCGCCATTCTTACCGATGAAATCCCGTTAGATGATGCACTGCTGCAATTACGGGAATTTATCGACGAAAACTCCGGTGAATTTTTTGTTCAGGTCTGGGGTAACGGTGCAACTTTCGACAACGTGATTTTACGCCGTTCATATGAACGGCAGGGGATCCCCTGCCCATGTCGTTACACCAATGATCGCGATGTAAGAACGATGGTTGCTCTGGGACTGGTGATGGATTTCGACGCAAGAACGACTATTCCATTCGAAGGTGAACGCCATAACGCTCTGAACGATGCACGTTACCAGGCGAAATACGTTTCAGCCATCTGGCAAAAAATGCTCCCGAGTCAGGCTGATTTTTAATGTTCAACCCATATCGCCGCCCACCAGCTATAGTGGCGGCGGTCATGCTGTAAAGGCACGTGACCACATGTACGAATTAACTCTATCTCCAGCAGAGATTAAAGAGATCACGAAATACGAGCGATACACAAAACAGCAACACCAGTTAAGACTGCACGGCATCCCATTTGTAATCGGCCCTAAAAACGAACCCATAGTTCTCCGCAGGGATATTCCACACGGTCTGACAACGATGCCAAAAACATCTGAACTGGTTTCTGCTGAACCCGATTTTGAGGCGCTGAACAATGGGAAGACCAAGAAAAAATAAAAAAGATAATGTACTGCCACCGCGGGTTAGATCGAATGGTTACAGTTACGTGTGGAAACCCGAAGGAAGTACAAGAAGTATAGGGCTAGGAAGAGTGCGGAAAACCAGCGTAGCTAAAGTCTGGCAAAATTATGAACTGGAAAAAGCAAAACTCCACAACATAATGACCGTAGCTAAATTGTGGCACATGTTTATGGACTCCCCTGCATTTACAGAACTGGCCCCCCGAACCCAAAAAGATTATCGACAACATCAGAAGGCGTTGCTGATGGTATTCGGAAAAGTGCTTGCTGATAATGTCAAAACTGAGCAGGTAAGAATTTTCATGGATAAACGAGGGCTTGAGAGCAAGACCCAGGCAAATCATGAACTGGCAAGCCTGAGTCGAGTATACGGGTGGGGATATGAGCGTGGGTATGTGAAGAATAACCCATGCAAAGGAGTCAGAAAATTCTCTCTTAAAGCCCGCACTGTTTACATCACCGATGAACAGTATGCGGCGATATATGCGGAAGCAATTCCACAGTTACGCATTGCAATGGAGATTTCCTATCTCTGTGCGGCAAGACTCGGTGATGTGCTTGAGTTGAAATGGCAGGATATTATGGATAAAGGGATCTACATTGAGCAAAACAAAACCGGCACCAAACAAATCAAGGAATGGTCACCGCGATTACGTACAGCGATCCAGTTAGCCCGAAATGTATCTTCCTGTACATGCGAATATGTGATCAATACAACCAAAGGCGGGAAAGTCATAGCTAAAACGCTGAATAACTGGTGGAATCAGGCTAAACGCGCAGCCGAGCAAAAAGTTGGCGTTCCGTTCGGGTGCAATTTTCACGACATAAAAGCCAAGGGGATCTCAGATTACGAAGGCAGCAGTCGCGACAAACAAATTTTCAGCGGGCATAAAACAGAAAATCAGGTGTTGATTTACGATCGTAAAACAAAAATCACACCAACACTGGATTTGCCGCTCGTGGTTAGCAAGTAG